TCACCTGATAAAAACTCAGAGAGTAGATTTAGATTAAATAATGGTTGTGAGGTTAAGGCGGTTGCAACATCTCCAGATGCCCTTCGTGGTTATACACCTACCATACTTGTATTTGATGAGGCAGCATATATTGAAGCGGGAGATGATTTTTGGGCAGCATCTATGGCGTCCCTATCAACAGGAGGTAAAATTATTCTTATTTCCACACCAAATGGTTACGACCCAATTTATTACGGTGTTTATGATCAAGCGTTACGGGGTATTAATGATTTTCATATAACAGATTTAAGATGGTTTAAAGACCCTCGTTATACCAAAGATTTACGTTGGATTAAATGTCAGGATATTTGTCACTATATGTTGAACAGAGAACAATATAATGACGATGAAGTTGTTTTATATGACTTTGATATGAAAGAGTATAATAAACTAATTGAGGATGGTTATAAACCATTTTCATCTTGGTTTGAGTCAATGTCAAAGAAATTTAAATACGATAGACGTAAAATTGCTCAGGAGTTGGAATGTGATTTCTTAGGTTCAGGAGATGGTGTCATTCCTGGTGATATTCAAGAAAATATCGCTAAGAACATGATTAGAGAACCTATTGAGAAATACATGCAAGCCACATTTTGGCAATGGAAAGAACCAATCATTGGTCATCGTTATATTATGGGTGTGGATGTTAGTAGAGGAGATAGTGAAGATTTTTCCGCAATATCAATCATAGATTTTGACGATAGAGAACAGGTTGCAGAATATATTGGTAAGATACCTCCTGACGACTTAGCCGCTGTCGCATACAAATGGGCCGTCTTATACGGTAATGCGTTTATTGTAACGGATATTACAGGTGGAATGGGAGTTGCAACATCGAGAAAGTTAACAGAACTAAATTACAAAAATGTTTACATTGAGGGTGTTAATACTCAAAACATTTGGGACTATAATGCTAAGGCCATGGATAAAATACCGGGTCTTAACTTTAATAACAAAAGAACTCAAATTGTTGCCGCATTTGAAGAACAACTTAGAAAAGGATTTATTGTTAGATCTGCAAGATTATTAAACGAACTTAATACGTTTGTTTATATGAACGGTAGACCTGATCACATGAAAGGATCTCACGATGATGCTATTATGGGTATGTCGATGGCGTTATATGCGGCGGATGTATCATTTAATTTATTACAAAAAAATGAAAATGCGAACAAAGCAATGTTAGATTCTTGGACTATGAGTGAAAGATCATATGAGACAAGTAAATCATTTTATTCATACGGTACTGCGTTTGATCAAATAGGTTCTATGGGGATGGATAATAATAATTTATATTATCAAGATAAAAATATGAATGTCAGTAAACAAACATATCAAGAGAATTCTTGGTTATTTGGTAGACGTAGATAATGTTTAGTTTATCATTATTTTAGTTTATATTATAAAGAAAAGTATTTATATAGAATGGCAAATCAAAATTTAACTGTATTTCAGAAATTAACAAAGATGTTTGGTTATCCGGGTAAACCTCAGGTAACACAGGCACCTTCATTTAATTTCAGTAAAGATGAATTATTAAAAACAGATAACAGAGAAGATTATGAGAAAGCAATGTTACAGGCTCAACAAAGTCAATACATTGCCGATAAGTGGACTAAGTTAGATCAATCTCTTTATAACCAATCGGTTTATTATGAACCAAATAGATTGGCTGCTTATTATGATTATGAAGCAATGGAGTTTACTCCTGAAATATCGGCGGCATTAGACATATACGCAGAAGAGTCTACTACAATGTCAGAAAAGGGTCAGATTTTAACGATCTATTCTGAATCAGATAGAATTAAAGAAATATTGGAAGATCTGTTTAATAACAGATTAGATGTTAATACTAACTTACAAATGTGGACAAGAGGTGTTTGTAAGTATGGTGATAACTTTGTTTATTTAAAGTTAGATCCTGAAAAGGGTATTGTTGGATGTCAACAATTACCAAATATTGAAATTGAAAGATTGGAAGGTGCTGCTGGTAAAACTACAACACAAAATAGAGATTTAAAAGTTCCATCAAGAGAATTACGTTTTCAATGGAAAAATAAAGATTTAGAATTTCAGGCATGGGAGATTGCACACTTTAGATTATTAGGTGATGATAGAAAACTTCCTTACGGAACTTCTATGTTAGATAAGATTAGAAGAATTTGGAAACAACTTTTACTTGCAGAAGATGCGATGTTAATTTACAGAACATCAAGAGCACCTGAGAGACGTGTATTTAAAGTGTTTGTTGGTAATATGGATGATAAGGATATTGAATCTTATGTACAACGTGTTGCGAATAAATTTAGAAGAGATCAAATTTCCGATCCAAAAAATGGTCAGGTTGATATGAGATATAATCAAATGGCTGTGGATCAGGATTATTTTATTCCTGTTCGTGACCCATCACAATCTAATCCAATTGAAACATTACCAGGAGCACAAAACTTAGGAGAGATTGCCGATATTGAATATATCCAAAAGAAAATGTTGGCAGCTTTACGTATTCCTAAAGCTTTCTTAGGATTTGAAGAAGTTGTAGGTGAAGGTAAAAGTTTAGCGTTAATGGATATTCGTTTTGCTAGAACAATTAACAGAATTCAAAAATCTGTTATTCAAGAATTAAACAAAATTGCATTAATCCAATTATACCTTTTAGGTATGGAAGATGAGTTGAATAACTTTACATTATCCTTAACTAACCCATCAGCACAATCTGATTTATTACGTATTGAACAATGGAAAGAAAAAGTAACCCTTTATAAAGATGCGACGTCGGATCAGTCTCAAGTAGGTATCTTGCCAGTATCACATACATGGGCTAAGAAAAACATTCTTGGATTTAGTGATTCTGAAGTTATGTTGGATTTACAACAACAACGTTTAGAACGTGCATTAGGATTTGAATTGACAAACACTCAAAATGTAATTAAACGTTCAGGTGTATTTGATGAAGTAGATGCTAAGTATGGTATTCCAGAAGAAGATAGAGAAAAGGCAATGGAAGCCGCAGGTGGGGCTGAAGGCGGAATGGATATGGGTGGTGGAGGAATGGATATGGGAGGTGGTGCACCACCGCCATCAGGTGGAGGAGGAGAAGCACCATTAAGTGAATCAACATTACAAAAAAAATCTAAAAAATCTAAGATTTTAAGTATGTTGGGTGAAGAAAAAGAAGATTTTAATATTCTGTTTGATATGGAAAGAGCACAACAGAATATTTATGAAATAGAGACGAAAATAAATGATATGTTAAACGATTAAAAATGAACAATTTCGGAATTATTAAAACCAAATTATTAAATAAATTAACTGAATCTTACGCTAATGAAAATAAAGCTGAGATTAAAAATATATTAACCACAATTAAAGAAAACAAAGATTTTAAAGAAATGTATTTGTTTTATGAAGAAATTGAAGGTAAGCACATTTCAGATAAAGAAACTGCAAAGTTGTATGTTGAGGGTTTAAGTACAATCTTAATTCAAAGTAATGAAAATTTAAAGACGTTCTGTGAATCATTAGATAAAACTTTAGATAATAATGAAGTTGTTTCAAATGAATTATATCAAGCGTTAGACACTTTAACTGAAAGTGATAAACTAAGTAATATTGAAAAGAAAGTTATTGCTAAGAAAAAATTAGTAGAACACTTAACAACTAAGAAAGAAATTACTGAATCAAAAGATACAACATTAGTACCAAACGAAACATTATTAAATGCTGTATTGGCAAATAATTTTAATGTTTTATATTCTAACACATTATCTGAATCACAAAAAGAAGAATTAAAGAATATTCTTTCTATTCCTTATGAAGATTTATTAACAAAAACAAGTGAATTAAAAGAATCAATTAATAATCAAGTATCAACACTTTTAAGTGAATCAAATGAAACAGATTTAATAAATAAATTAAAAGCTGTTAAAGATGAAGTAAATCAAATGTTTCCGTCGAGATACAATTACTACAGATTAAACGAATTAAAAAATGGACTTAACTAAGTCCATTTCTTTTTTGTTGTATATAAACCGCTTTTAATTTTTGAGTTCTTTTCTTAACTGATGGTTTAACAAATACTTGTCTATCCCTTAATTGTTGAACTTGTTTTACTTTTTGAACTTTATGTTTGTAAGTTCTAAGTGCAGTCTCAATACTTTTTTCTTTTGATAGGTCTACTATAATCATATATTATAAATATAACACAAATATATGAAATTATTTTTGGTTATTCCAACTATTTTATTTATTTTTTATAAACACCATAATAAATAATAATATGAAATATTAATGAAAACAGGTAAGTATATCCCATTAGGGACTTACAATGATGTAAAGATCGGTTATGGTACCGTAGATTTTAAGAATCTTAAAACCATTTATTTGAAATTGAATTCATGGGTTCAGGCTGAAAATGAGACTGATGATTTTGATCATATGATCCATAAATCAAGACGAAAAGTTAAAGAAATAATTTATAATCTTAAAAATCCTTATTTTAAACAACAATCTATTGTTGATTTAGATATTAGAACAAAGGGAATTAAATTAGAAAAAAGATCTTTTATGAACTTGGAAATCACATTATATGTTGATAAACAGTTCGATGTTAAATCAAAAGAAATTAAAAATAACGTAAAAGATATTTTGTCAATTGTAATAGAAGACGGACTTTCTGATAAAAATCTATTCAATTTCTACAAATCCAAAAAATAATAGGGATATCGATGTATTTATAGTAATAAAATCTATAAATGAAGATATTAGGACCCAAAGAACTTGGAACAGGAATTTTAATAGAATACGACGCAGGACACGTATCTCCAGACGAGAATAAAAAAATTATACAGGAAATGAAAGGTGTGGACTTCTCAGAAGACCTAATCCTTTATGCTGTTTTACAAAAATTCGATACTCCAAATAAGAACGGAAGGATTTATCCTGAAATGTTACTTAAGAGAGAAAACGAAAAATATCAAACACTAATTAAGAAGGGAGGAGCTTTAAATGAATTAAATCACCCTTCATCTTCACTAATCGATTTAGATCGAGTATCACATTCAATTTTAGAAACTTGGTGGGACGGTAAAATATTAATGGGTAAGATCAAATTATTCACTTCTCCTGGATGGAAGAAGATGGGTATCGTTTCAACCAAAGGAGACCAAGCGGCAATGTTATTAATGAACGGAGCAACTTTAGGTATCTCTTCACGTGGTGTAGGATCACTTAAACAAGTTAAAGGTGAGAACATCGTACAAGATGATTTCGAGTTAGTTTGTTTTGATTTAGTGTCATCACCATCAACCCCTGGTGCTTATATTTTTAAAGACCCATCAGAAAGAGACCAATATCAAGAGTCTGAAATTAAAAAACCAACACTTGATAGTAGAATGTCAAAACTTATGGGCAATTTAGATACATTTCTATCTAAATAATAAACTTTATAGGGGCAGTAATATTAAAAAACACGATTTTTTACTAAATCGTAGTATTTATAAGATAATAAAAACAATTAATTTTCACAATGAGCGAAAAATCAATTTTAGAACAAGCGTTACTTCAAGTACAAAATCTTGAAGAAGCAGTTAAGCAAAATGCAAAAGGTATACTTGCTTCAACAATGAAGGAAGAACTTAAAGATTTGCTAAAAGAATCATTGGAAGAAGAGGAAGAAGATGAAGTTATGGAACAACCAGAAACTGAAACTGATCCTGAAGGAGAGGAAGAACAAGATGTAACAGCTGACGACGAGTCTGCAGATGATGAATCTGAAGATGAAGTTGATGCAGATGTTGATGCAGATACAGACCTCGATAATTTAGACTCAACAGATGACGTTGATTCAGATGTTGACGCTGACGTTGACATGGATGATATGAGTACCGATATGGATACTGATATGGAATCTATGGATGACGAAGGTTCAATGGATGATGAAGACGTTATGGATATGACAAGTGCTTCAGACGATGAAGTTCTTAAAGTATTCAAAGCTATGAAACCAGAAGATGGTATTGTAGTTAAAAAAGACGGTAACAATGTTGAATTCGGTGACGGTGAAGATGAATACATTATCAAATTAGATGGTGAAGATTCTGATATCGATGCTGGTATGGACATGGGTACTGATGTTGATTCTGACCTTGAAATGGATGAAATGGATATGGAAGCTGATGCTGAAGTTGAAGAAAATTGGAATGAAGAAGAAATGCCTTCTGACAACCAAGAAGAAACTATCTATGAAATCGAATTAGACGAGGAAGAAGAGGAAGAAGAATCTGAAGTTTCTGAAGAAGAAGATTCTAAAAAAGTTGAAGCTACTGAAGCTGCACGTACAAAATCAAACGTTCACGGAAACAAGAACGGTATGAGTAGAGCTGGTTTACCATCTAAAACAAAGTATAAAGCAGGTTCATCTATTAACGAAGAAGTTGAAACATTGAAAAAACAAAATGCTGAATATAAAAAGGCGTTAGTATTATTCAAGGATAAACTAAATGAAGTTGCGGTATTCAATGCAAACTTAGCTTACGCTACACGTTTGTTTACTGAACATTCAACTACTAAACAAGAGAAATTGAATATATTAAAGAGATTTGATACAGTTTCTACTATGAATGAATCTAAAGGTTTATTCAACACAATCAAAACTGAATTAGGTTCAAAAACTACGGTTACCGAATCAGTTGCGACAAAAATCTCTAACACTCCATCAACATCTTCTTCTACAGAGGTATTATCTGAGTCAAAAGCTTACGAGAACCCACAATTCAGTAGAATTAAGGAAATGATGAGAAAAATAAAATAAAACAAAAACAAAATACAATTCAAAATGGGAGCATTATTAGAATCAGGTATGGTTGGTAACATCGGTTTAAAACACCTTAGAGTTATCAAGGAAGATACCATCAAAAAATGGGACGAATTAGGCTTTTTAGAAGGTCTTGACGGTCACCAAAAAGATAACATCGCGCAATTATATGAAAACCAAGCGTCTTACTTAATCAACGAAGCAGCAGTAGCTGATGCGTCTGGTTCTTTCGAGACTGTAGTTTTCCCTATCATTCGTCGTGTATTCTCTAAATTATTAGCTAACGACATCGTGTCTGTACAAGCTATGAACTTACCAATCGGTAAATTATTCTATTTCATTCCTAAAATTCAGGAAAGAGATGGTAACGGTCACTACTCTCCTTATGGTGGAGCAAACAACGATTTAGGTTTACCACAGAACGCACAATCAGGTTATACTGCTGGAAAGAGAAGTTTATATGATCGTTTTTACGAAGCTAGTGATGATTTAGATCAAGGTCTTTTTGATTATTCAAAAGGAGCTTTCTCTGTTCAATCATTAACTGTTAACGGTTTTGCAACTTTCTCTAACGGTGAAGTTACTACAAGTACATCGGCTATCGTGACTGGTACAACTAAATCTTATGTGATTTTAGAATTATCAGGTTTCACACAAGCTGGAGCTGGTAAATTGAAAGGACCAGATGGTAATGAAATGGATTCTGAAGAATTCTTGGCTTCATTACAAGTGTTCACTTCGGACGCTAACTTGTTAAATCACTTAGGTGCTACAACAGGTACTTCATTACCAATCAACATCGTAACTCAAAAGTACGGTAAAGGTATTGTAGAATATGGTGCAAAAACAACT